ACTTAGCTTTAAAGTCATTTATATTTGGCATGTGTTTATCCTCCTACCACTTCTTCAAATGCAACGCCTGATCTTGTCGCAACGAATTGTAGTTGTATAAAGTTAATTGATCTATTTGGTTTAACAAATATATCTGCTCTAAACTCATTTCTATCAATGACATCAGCAGTATTATTAGAAGAATCACAAGTAACTAAAAAGTCTGTAACTCCTCTTCTACCTTGTACATCTCTTAAAAATGGTTCAACTATGTTTCTAAATTGAGCTCTTGTAAACTCGTCATTAAATTCAAATAGTTGAAATTTAGAAGCTGTTGAGATTGCCTTCTCTAAAGTGATAAACAATCTTCTAACGTTTATTCTATCAAACGCACTCGGCTTTGTTAATCCAGTTCTATCACCGAACAATAAAGTACCTTGTCCTGGTAATGTTACAACTGGGTTAATTCTAGCTCTGTACAATTCATCCCTTTGTTCTTTTGTTGGGTTGTAAGCAAGTTTAACCGCACCTCTAATTACTCCTCTGTTGAAACCAGCAGGTGAGAACCATGTATCTGCGATTAAGTCTGTTCTTGCAGCCAATCCAGCAATGTCTCCGTTTAAAGGAACATATCTGAATACGTCATTATATTTGTCGTATGTGTATTTGTAACCACTATCAAATACTACGTAAGATGATGATCTGATACTATCAAAAAATCCTTTTACGTTAGATGTTTGAGTAGTTGAATTTGTTACATTTACAACATCTGCTCTTTCAGGTGATACAAAAACGATTGCGTCTTTTCTGTTCTCAGCAATAGTAATTAGGTTATCTACGTGAGTAGCGTCACCTTTACCACCGATGATTAAGTTTGCGTCAACCGTGTCTGCGTCATTGTATTTTTCGTAAGCAGTTTTTAATTCAGCAGTTGTTACAGCAGAACCGTTAACACCTCCTGTTAGTGATCTAGCAAATACAGCAGTTACAGCAGTAAATGTTGTACCTGAAGCAGCTGATCCCCAATTTGAACCACTTGAATTGTGATCCATCCAGTAGATGTATTCTGATTGATTGTAGATTACATCTGGATAGTAGTTAGTATCACCTTGTGGGTTTTTTGCGTCAGAAGCTTTTGATACTCTTTCGTAAACTTCTAATACTTCCCCAGCAGTACCTGTAATACCACCGTCTTCGTCAACTACTACCACGTGCATTTCATCATTTGATCCACTTCTTGTAGATACATAATCTGAAGTGCCTGGTGCACCATCAACTAGATCATAATATTGCCATCTTCTTCTTACTTGTGAGCCATTTGCAACAGCTGTGTGTAATCCGCCTGTGCCTGAAGGGTGTCTTACGAAAGTAATTGAAGTACCACTTACATCCGTAATTCTGTATTCATGTCCTCCAGCTTCGCCGAAGTTAATAATATCACCGTTTAGGAAACCAGATCCTGAAGTTAAAGTGATTGTAGTATCACCGATTGCTGTTGATGAATCGTTTGTTGTTGTTTTATTTGTTTCTTCGTAAGCCGTTGCACTCGGACAACTAGAAACTCTTAAATTATTACCATGTGTACCTGCTGTTCTTGCAGCCCATTCGCCGACGCTTGCAGACCCATTGTTGAATGGTCCTGTTGAACCGTCACCGTTAAGGTAATGATCTGTGTTCTTTATTCTGATCGCTGTGCCAGATGAAACAGCGTTAACACTTGAGGCGTTTGTTGCTCGTACTACTCTTAAACTTGATGAATACTGCAAGAAACTAGCAGCACTAAAAAAGTATTCAAAGTTTGTAGAGTCAGGTTTACCAAACGTTTCTACTAATTCTTTCTCCGAACTAATAGACGTTACTTCGTCCATAGGTCCTTGATTGAACTGACCTGCAAGAGCACCGATCGTAGTTGCTACTGCTGGTATGACGTTAGTTAAATCCTTCTCTTTTACGAGAACACCTGGTGAAACTTGAAATGCCATATTTGTTCTCCTCTTATTAGCTAATAGGTATCATTAATCTCGTTTATATTTATAAAATATCACCTTTTCGTACGGTCACAGGAGTCCATACTTCTCCACTATCATCTTGTTGATATTCTTCTTCCTGACCATCATTCATAAACCCGAAAGGTGCCATATCTTGTTCTATTGCGTTTTGTTGTTCAGCGTACATTCTAGCACGTACATCTTGGTCTGTCATTTCTTTGAAATATCTTTGATTTGTTATCCATGCAAATATAACGCAACACATAACTAAATCATCATTAGAACCCTCTTCAGCCTGCCAACCACTACCACGTCTTACAAATGTTGATAACTCTTGTATTGTATGAAAATCATTTATAATTATTTTATCGCCTTCTAACAACGATTTTAAATTAGAACAACCTATACGTTTTACTTGTTTAGTCATACGTACACCTAATTGTGTACCTCTTTTACTAAAACCACCACCTAATATTTGACCTGCTCTACCTTTCATCATACACATTAATAGATTAGTGTATTCTAATTCAAATTGTAATGCGTCTGCTATTTGATGTCCTAAATCATTTACTTCAACACATACATGAGCATTGTTATATTCTTTTGCAACTTTCTCAATTGTATGAGGAAACAATATAGGTTTGATTTCATTATCTCTAAATTTTGCAACCATCTTATATGGCATTTGTGTTACATCAAATACACAAAATGCTGAATAATCTCTTACGGTACCTCTTGCAACGTCAACCGTTATAACATAATCTTTACCTTTTTCTGCTCGTTTGTACATATCAAATCCTGCGTTTGATACTATAGGTGTATCGTGTGATAAGTTTCTTAATTTAGATGGATTAATCAACGTATCTACTGATCCTACAAACTCACACTCAAACTCGGTAGCAAATTGCGCCTCACTTGTGTTTCTAATTGTTTCTGCTTTCCAGTTATCATCTCTACCAGGTACCTCTGACCAATGTACTTCAATAGGTACATAATCATTTCTTTTGTGTTGAGCGTCATTCCATAGTTTATAAAACATATTCATTCCATGTGGTGTAGATACAATCATAACTTTAGAAGTTTTACCAGAAGATATTGTAGGATAAACTGAACTAAAAAATTGCTCAGATATATTATTAGGTATGAAAGCAAACTCATCAAGGAATATTATGTTAAATGAACCACCTCGAATCGCACTTGAAGATGTTGCAGCTGCAAGTATTTTACTGCCGTTTTCTAATTCTAAAGAACCTTTGTTCCAATTTAGCACACCTTGTTGTAACCATTTAGGTAAATTTTCATATGCAAGTTGTAATCTACCTAATAAATCTCTAGCAGTTGATGATTTGTTTGCAAGTATAGCAACGTTTATATTGTCATTGAATATAACTTGATGTAATAGATATGCGATAATTGTTGTTGATTTACCAGACTGCCTAGGTAACTTACAAATAGAAAAACGATTATTGTGGAATGTATTAACCATTTTCTCCTGAAAAGGGTACATATTAAAAGGTACTAGACCTTCATCAATGTTTACAATTCTTGTATATTCTTTTATAAAATGTATAGGGTCCTCCATACACTTTGCAATCTCTCTTACTTGTTCTTCGGTATAACTTTGTTGTAAATTTGCTTTATAAAGATTAGGATTACCTAGATATGCTTCAGTCATATTTGTGCTCCTCAGGATTAAAGCCATCTTTGAATGTTTTATCTTCCTCAGGAGTTACGTTCTTATTTTTATTCTTTAACATTTTATGTAATTCTGCTGAAGACCCAACAAATAAAGCTTGTTTTATATTCGTACTTGTTTTATTAGGTACGTCTTTAAGTGTTTTAAGTTTACCTTGTAAGTCTTGTAGTTTGTCAACCGTATCAGCAACTTGTTTAATTAAGTTACCTGCAACCTCGTATGCTCTAGGGTGTTGACTTTCATTTGCAATATCTAATATACCTTGTATGGCGTCTTGTCCTCGTTCAATAAGATTATAATAGTTTTCTCTACTATATTTGTAATCGTTATCAACGTCTTCTTTTTCTTTATCTTCCATCCTAGGAACAGGTGGAGTAAATTCTTTTTTGACTACAGCCTTAGTCGCTGGTTTCTCGTTAGAGATACCCAGGGCTTCGTTTATTTTCTCGTCTATGCTCATAATTATGCGTCACCATCTGTACTAGGATTATAATTTTTAGAATCCGTATAGGTACTTATAGTTGTAGTAAACCCGAAATCGTCATCAGCGTCAGCTGTTGTTGGATTAGGTACGACAACAATTCTTTCTTCTCTTGTAGGACTTCCTGTAGTATCTGAATATAAATCAGTTTGTGTTTCTTTAATAACTTTACTAGAATATATAGGACCATATAGATATGTTTTTGCTGTAAAATTCATTGTGTAGTTTACTGCTCTTCTATTTGTAAATGATCCGTCATATGTATCCTGATAATCTACACTATTTAAAGTTATAGGTACATCTCTTTTTATACCCATAGATGGTATAGCATTTATTGTAACCGTATAGTCTGGTTGAAAGAATGGAAGTATTTGTTCTATAATACATAATCCATCTTCAGCAGTTGCTGTAAATGAATATAAATTAAATGATAAATTGTATGGCACAGGATTATATTGAAAGTATTGTTTACCTGCGTCTGAAGTATTTACATTTTTAAATTTACCAACTCTTTGTAATTTACGAGATGAGTCATAAGATAAACCAGAAATTTCAAAACCCATACGAGGTAATGAAATTGCCATTTCTCTTTGATCTAAATTAGGTTGTTGTTCTAATCTTGTTAAAAACTTTTCTTTAGGCGAATATGCAAGAGGCACTTTTAATCTTTGTATAGTACCACCATCACTATCTTGTCTAACAATGACAATGTTATTAAAGATTGTACCAAATGCTACAACAATCTTTCTTAATGACTCGTGGTAAAATTGTCTTCCAAACATTATGTTTCGTCAACCTCTCCGAAAGGGTTTCTTTCTGTAAAGTCTAATATATCATCGCCTGTGCTAGCAGTATCAAAACCAGCGTCTGCGTTGTAAGTGGCGTTGTCAGCGTAATCTCTTGTTTGTGTTGCAAGATTTATTGCTTCATGTGTTTCTGCCAATAAGAAGTTATGAGTTTTCAATGTTAAGTCTGAATCCTCTAATAAGATACCACCACCATCTTCTAAAGTTAATTGATGTTGTAATTGATCTATAGATAATCTATCTTCAGCAACATCAATCTCAGGTCTACCAACATCAAGTTTCTCACTAGAATATTCAAATCTAGTACATCTCATTTTAAATACAGGTAAGTTACCTAATTGAAAGAATGGTTCCTGATCTTCTACGAATTGTATCTCAAAAAAACTATTCATCAAAGG